TTTCAGCAATTCAGTCAGAGGTATGCAGACAGTACAGAACTTCAACTTGAAATTCCTGTACCTGATTTGCGGAGACAAGATACAAAAAATAGACAAAATAGCACAGATGATCTTGGAGATTTTGTAAAACTAAGTCTTCAAGAAGAAATCCGTAAGCACTTTGAGTCTTCACTGAGACTTTATAATAGAATGCTTGAAAATGGTGTTGCCAAGGAATGTGCTCGCTTCGTGCTTCCACAAGCGACTCAGACGCGCCTCTATATGTCTGGGAGCATTAGGTCGTGGATTCATTATATCGACCTTCGCAGTGCTCACGGGACGCAGAGAGAGCATATGAAAATTGCAGAAGCAATTCGTTGTATTTTTACTTGTCAGTTTCCTGCAATCTCTTCTGCTCTTAATTGGACTCGTGAAGATTGTGAACCTTGTGAATATCAACGTTCTATTATGATAGAATAAATAAATTTATAAATTATTTTTTTAACAATGGCAATATATCCTATAATACATAAGGAAACTGGCGAAAAGAAAGTGATTGAAATGAGTATTCATGATATCACTGAATGGTATACAAATAATCCCGAATGGTCTAGAGATTGGTCGGAGGGATGTGCCACTCCTGGGGAAGTGGGTGATTGGAGAAATAAACTGGTCTCCAGAAAACCGGGGTGGAATGAAGTTTTAGAAAGAGCATCAAAAACACCAGGATCTAAAGTAAAGAAAATCTAATGGCAAGAAGAAAAAGATCATCTTCCGAACAACCTATTGGAGTTGGGTTTACTGCAAAACAAATGAAACGCAAAAAACCAATAAATTCTGAATTACTTTTAGACATTGAGCCTCTTACCGAAAATCAAAAAGCACTTTTTAAATCTTATCAAACGGGCCAAAATATTGTTGCTTATGGTTGTGCAGGTACTGGTAAAACTTTCATCACACTCTATAATGCAATAGCAGATGTGTTGAATGAAACAACTCCATACGAAAAAGTTTATATTGTAAGATCTCTTGTTGCGACAAGAGAAATTGGTTTTCTTCCAGGCACACATGATGATAAGGCAGATATTTACCAAATTCCCTATAAGAATATGGTGAAATATATGTTTCAATTATCAAATGATGCAGAGTTTGAAATGCTTTATGGAAATCTAAAGCAACAAGAAACTATTAAATTTTGGAGCACTTCATTTCTTCGTGGCACAACTCTTGATAATGCAGTTATTATTGTGGATGAATTTCAAAACTTGAATTTTCATGAGCTTGATAGTATAATTACAAGAGTCGGTGAAAATTCTAAGATAATGTTTTGTGGAGATGCTACACAGTCTGATTTGAATAAGAGTTATGAAAGAAATGGTATTATTGATTTTATGAGAGTATTAAAGGTAATGCCATCTTTTGATATGGTTGAATTTGGTGTTGACGATATTGTGAGATCTGGTATAGTTAAAGAATACATTCATGCAAAGATAAATCTAAATCTATGACCTTTATTCATCATAATTTTTTAGGTGAGCTTGAATTAGAGAAGAAAGAAACTAATGGCATTCGCTTCTACCATCTTCCTGATGGTCAGTGGGTGCCTTCTATTACTTCTGTGACAAGTTTCTACAATCGTCAAATCTTTGTAGAATGGCGTAAGCGTGTGGGTGTTGAAAAGGCAAACAACATTACTCGTAAAGCAACTGCAAGAGGAACAGATTTTCACCAAGTCTGTCAGGACTATCTTGAGAATAAAGAATTAAATTGGGATAATTATCAACCCCTCTCTAAGTTTATGTTTCATCATGCAAAAGAATCTCTTGATAAGATAAGCAACATTCATGCAATTGAAAGAACATTATATTCTGAGTATCTTGGACTTGCTGGAAGAGTAGATTGTATTGCTGAGTATGATGGTGAGTTGGCAGTAATTGACTTCAAAACATCTGAAAAAATCAAACCTGAAGAATGGTTGGAAAACTATTTTGTGCAGGAGATGTTTTATGCTTCTGCATATTATGAGTTGACTAAGATTCCCGTTGTTAAATTAATCACCATTATGGTAACTCCTGGTGGTGAAGTTAAGGTATTTGACAAAAGAGATAAAAAAGAGTATATTAAACTCTTAGTAAGATACATTAAGGAATTTGTAAAATTTAACACCGATGAAAGAACAAGTAATTAAAGCATTAGATGAAAAGTTTTTGTGCTCCGATAAGTTTGCACAAAAAATTGAAACATTAGTAAAGGAATTTAGAATTTCTTACATCGACGCAATCATACAATTTTGTGAAGATAATTCTGTGGAAGTGGAAACAATTCCCAAGTTGATTTCAAAACCACTGAAAGAAAAACTTAAATGTGAAGCAACACGATTAAATTTTTTAAAGAAAACTAGTAAAGCTGTATTGAAATTTTAATGACTCCATTTGACTGCTATAAAACATACCTAGCATTCAAAAATCATTTCACAAAAGAATCTTATGATTATCACAAATACTGTGGTAAATCACGAGCATCTTTAGAGTCTTTTTATAAACGTAAAGATCGTTATTTCTTTGAAAAAACTTCACGACAAAGAAGTGATAAAGAAGTTGAAAATTTTTTTGTTGCTAATTTTTCTTCAGCAAACGATCCACAGTCATTGTGGATTGGTGAAATTATTCGGAATGGTGAAACAAAATATAAAGAATGGCAAAAAAGAATACAGTCTCTATCATATATCTTCAAGGAAGAATCTGAGGATATGTTGTCTTCAACCAACCTAAATGACTTATTTGATTGCTCGAAGCAACATCCTCCAATACTAAAAAAATTTTTAAGTGGGAAAATTTCTTTAGAAAATATGGTAATATATGATATGATATTTTCATATGTAAAGAATTTTGACAAGAAAATTCAAGATCCAATATGGAAATCTGTAAGTGTTAGGATAAGAAAATATAAACCGTTTCTAAATATTGATATATTCAATTATAAGAAAATACTTCAGAAAATGGTATTGAAATCAGATGAGTAATTTTTTTGAATCCGAATTTGTAAAATCTGAGTTAGTTGAAATTTCAGAATTGCAAAATAAAATTTACAAAAAAATATTCGATTTTCCTTCATTATCTCAGGAAGAAAAGTTGAATCATATTTCTTTAGTACAAAAATTAATAGAGAAGCAAAAAGTATTATATACTCATATGACTCTTTCAAATGATCCTGAAGCAAAGTGTATGCAAGATCAAATTATAAAATCTGCTGAGATGATGGGATTTGATGAAGACCTCTATATGGTTTTAGATAATATGGAAAAAATTCTACAAAACACTAAAGAGCAGGTTGACCACCCATAGATTTCCTGCTACAATACACAAGTAATCCAATCAATCCAATTAATACGGAGAATACGAATGTCATTTGAAAATCTTAAGAAGCAATCCAAGCTTGGGTCACTCACTTCTAAGTTGGTAAAGGAAGTTGAAAAGATGAGCACGGGAGAATCGGGTGCAGATGACCGATTCTGGAAACCAGAAGTTGATAAAGTTGGAAATGGATTTGCTACGATTCGTTTTCTTCCCGCACCAGAAGGTGAAGATCTTCCTTGGTCAAAGGTTTGGAGTCATGCTTTTCAGGGACCAGGTGGATGGTATATTGAAAATAGTTTGACAACTTTGAATCAAAAAGATCCAGTTTCTGAATATAATCGTGGACTTTGGAATAGTGGTAACGAAAAAGATAAGGAAACTGTTCGTAAGCAGAAGCGTAAACTTTCTTACTATGCCAACATTTATGTTGTGAAAGATCCTACTAATCCTCAGAATGAAGGTAAGGTATTTCTTTATAAGTTTGGTAAGAAGATCTTTGATAAGATTATGGCAGCAATGCAACCAGAGTTTGAAGATGAAGAAGCAATCAATCCGTTTGATTTTTGGCAAGGTGCCAATTTCAAACTGAAGATTCGTAAGGTTGATGGTTATTGGAATTATGATAAGTCTGAGTTTGAATCTCCCGGTCCTCTTCTGAGTGATGATGATGCTTTGGAAGCAATCTGGAAGAAGCAAAACTCTCTTACTGATTTTCTTGCTGCCGCTAACTTCAAATCCCATGAAGAGTTGGAAAAGCGTTTAAATCAAGTGCTTGGTGCGAAGCAACCCCAACGCCGTGTTGATCCTGAAGTGCAAGATGAAGAGTATACTCCCGAGGTGGAAGAGAAATCATATACTCCTTCATTTAATGCACCACAACCCGTTGATGAAGATGAAGATGATGCTCTGAGTTACTTTCAGCGTCTTGCTGAAGAGTGATACCAAAATCGACATTTAGTTTCATTTTATGCCGGAAAATTTTTCCGGCATTTTTTTGCCCTATTACTTTTTTTACGGATTTGTGAGGTTTATGTTGTCAGTCTTCTTCAGATTATCCGCAATATAATCTGAAGAATCTTTATATGTGGCAATATTTTCCAAATCATTAATTGCTTCTTGTAGGTAATTATTTCTCAAAATATAGATATTTCTTTTGTTATCATTTACATCTTCTTCATATTCTTTAAATGTAACTGGATAGCATACTTCATTTCCACCCTTTCTTATCATTACTCCTATATTTTCATCATAAAATTCTAAAGCTGCAACTGCATCTTCAATTGTTTTATTATAAAATTCAGTGTCTACAATCAAATTTGCTGGTTGCACAACCACTCCCAAACTATTTTTGACTTCTAAAGTCCTATAATGTTTGATATCGTAAAAACCTTCTTCAGATTTATATTTTTCTAACATATAGTTATAAAGTGCCATCTGACTCAGAGGCCATTCGTTATATACATCAACGATATTATTTACAGTCAATATAATCCAAT